GTTGGTACTGCGGAATATCCAGCAGTATATACAACTTTGACAGAAGCGAACCCTTTTTTAAAGTATCTTGTTGATTTTTCACCATCAATTCTGTAAATACGATCATGATCAGTATCTACGTAATAATCAGTATTTGCAGTTAATGTGGTATAACTATCAGCAATTGAGTCTCTCTCCTGTACAGAAGTGACACTATTTAGTGGAGATTCTGTGACAAATATCTCCGAAGTGTAAGTATCATCCATATCAAACGTTTCCGTTTTAGCAGATGAATAAAAATCGACAATTCCATTACCGCAATAAGTTTTTACTAATTGACTAATAGAAGCCACAAGGATATCGATTTTAGCATCGTCCTTGTTATGTTCCATTTTCATGTAGTTTTTGTAATTTGCGCGTGTAATTAAATTCGCCATTTGTTTCCTAAAAAATGGATAAACCTGGGAGGGCAATTACCCTCCCAAGTCACCCAGCATATTTCAACATATCCACTTGCGTGGTATAAATTTGAAGCTTAAAGTTAACTCTAAGAACCTTTGTACATAAGTGCCCACTTAGAAGTAGCGCCATCGATTAGATCGATGAAACCAATTCTTTGTGATGCTACAAGTACTCTTCTTTGAGCTGCAACTTCGTAATCTGACTCTACTGTCATTCCTCTCAGTACTGGTCTGACGAAGTTTCGGGCATAGACTGCACAAGCATAAAATTTGCTTACAGCAGCTGTTGCGAATTCTGGACATACTATTACTTTAGATCCAAATACGCTTCCGATTTCTCCAGACAGTTTGGTAGCAGCGCTACCAACTAGATTTACATCTTGGAATTCAGCGTCTTCTAGTAATTGATAGTAACCTGTTAGGGAAACTACAAATACAACATCAGCAGGATTTAATCCATATTTACCCATATTTTTCCTAGCGGCTAATAAATGTAGCGCGGTTAGGGATTCTGAGGCAAATGCGGTTGCTGATTGAGTGTAATCTGAATCGCCTCTTGCTAAGTGCAATAGGCCTTCATATGTAGCTCCTGAGGTACCATAAGCACCATCAGCATCATCTCCAGCTAGAATTGAATTTTCGACACCTCTTGCGTGTGATCTAACCATAGATTCACGTAGTAATGGCAGAATAGGAAGAATTGCATCTTCTTCTGTTTCATTACCTAAGTATGAGGTGGAAATTAGCTTTTTAGTTGAAAGAGTTCTTTCGGTCATATCTACGCCGCCGTAAGGTGAACCATAAGTATCACCAGTTTGGGCTAAGTTACCATGTGGAGATGAACCTGTAGCTGCTTGGTTAGCAGTAAATTCAGCGTATCCACTATCTGGTAAGATAGGTAGAATCTGTGTAGCACTCGTCATTTGGATTTCTCTAAATAGAGGAGCTAATATGAGTTGGAGTTGAATATCTCTCTCAATATTAGTGCTTACAGTTTGTTCGAAATCAGCGGAAGAAACTCCAACACCTGACATGGCGTTGACTTTTTCCATAACGGATTTACCATACTTGGTATCCTCGATATTTCTTGCACCTATTGCTTTCGCTAATAGCCATGCATCTTCTACTTCTTTAATATCCGCTTCTGGGTCTAGAGTTCTACCTCTTTCACCAAATTGTCTTTTGGACTCACGGATTTTTGTGATTTCTTCAGATTTCTCTTTCAGTTCTGCTTTAAGGCTATCAACTACTTCGTGTACGTTGTCGTATCTATCGTTAACACGTTTTTCTAGGTCAGAAACTAATGCTTCTGCTCCAGATGTTCCTGCTTCAACGATAGCTTTAACTTCAGCTTTCTTGGTTTCGAGTTCGGCATCTTCAGATGCTTGTTTTAATGCGGCTTTCTCTGCTACTGCAACGGCATCATCTTCAGCTTTCGCTTTAGTTTCTGCTTGTTGCATTGCAATTTTGGCTGCTGTTTCACTTGCAACTTTTTTTGCGAACTCTTCAAGATTAAAGTTTTCTGTATCTTTTGACATTTCGTTTTTCCTTGAAGACAGACTGTCGTCTGTTTCTTGAGGCGTAATCGCCTCGGGTTTTTTGACAAATTGCTTTTTCCACTCATCATATTCTGATTGAGTATCAAAAGACTTTGCCACAGAGAAGGTGGCTGCTTGATTAGCGGGTACGGATACCACGCTTATTTCGAACAGCTCCGCATCAGAAATTTTAAGTCCGTCAGTTTCCTCTATATAATCTGCGTCTTTGACGCGGAAACCTACACTTAAAGCTCTTAGAATACCTTCTTTGACTAAATTCGTTACATCACCAGCACTTTTTGATATGTTAGCGGTGATTCTTAGTCCCCTATCGTCGGTCTCAAGACCTGTGGCTCGACCGATAGGTCTATTATAGTCATGGTTAAAAAGGATAACTGGATTATTCGTATAGTTATCCAACCCTCCTCTTTCCCATGCTTCTTTTTCTATAACATCTCCCGCTCTATCTGTATCGTTAGTGCTGGCATATCCTTTGATATTTACGCTTCCATCGTCTGCTTCTTCAACAGACTTGAAAGTAGATGTTAAATTGAAAATCTTTTGCATAATTATTTACCTTTCTTGGCGCTCGCTGCCTTCGGCGCGACCTTTTTAGGCGCTGCTTTCGGGGCAGGAGTTGGCGCTGGAGCAGGAGCTTGTGTTTTAGCCCATTGCTCTGGAAAGTTACTTTTAACCATTGAGGACATACGATGCCAAGACCCAAAAGGTCTTTTTGCTACCATGTATCTCATAGGTTTATCTTCTGCCGCTTTATACTCAGCTACAGAAAGTATGCTTCCTTTGTCAGCAAAATAATCAGCGAGTTGTTTTAATACGATTTTTTTATTCGCCATTTTCTTCCTCTTCTTCGGGTCTTCCGCCTTCTGACGGATTGGCCGCTGAGCCTGCAATGTTAGCGGGCACTCTTAAATCATCGTGTCCTTCTAACGGCTCCATTCTCATTGCCTCTCTAGCTTCGTTTGGCGTCATTATTCCAGTATTCACTAGAGTACTGTAATAAGCTGCCTGGTCTTTTAGTTCGGGCTGTAAAGCGGGTACTCCGCTTAAGTCCTCTTCTAAATCGAATCCAAAGAAACGTTCAAATGCAAAATTAACCTTTCGTACTATAGGTAGTATAGTTTCTAAGTAATATAACCTATGGTTTGGTCTAATATTTGCGTTATTTCCGCTATCTAATAGCAAAGGCGGTACGCCTATTGCTTGTAGTATAATCTTCTCATTTGAAGATATCGCTGCTTGAAAGTCTAAATCTTTGAAATTAACTTCCGTAAGGTTACTAATTTCTAATCCGCCATCAAGTATTAGGGGTCTTCGACCTCCAGTACTTGGGTTGTAACGGGCTCTCCAAGCTGCTAGCATTCTTTCTTTTATCTTTTCACTTAATGTGTTTGGGCTTTTTAGTACTAATCCTGGTACTGCTCCATTTTTAAAGAAATTATCCTGAAAGTTTCTCATAGAGTTCAAAAGTAACATTGTTCTATAAGCTGGTTTCAGTCTAGGTACTCCTCTATAAATAGAGTTGAAACTATTTTCTTTAATATGTATAATCTCGTCTGGACTATAGTCTACTTGCCCTTGATATGTATATTTTTTTATATAAGTTTTCTCATCTGTTTCTATTTCTACATTTTCTGCAGGTAAGTGATAAAGTGAACTATTTCCACCATCATAATAAATAAATATATTTCCATCAATTAGTAAATCAATTATCAGATTTCTTTTAAAAGAATTTACATCTTGAAATGGATTAGGCTCTATATTTAGTAATCTATTTACAGTAGCCCTTCTAACATTTTTATAAACTGGAGTCATTCCAGCAATTTTTCCACCAACATCTACTGGTATTTCTGAGACATCATCTACTATTAAATTTACAGATCTATTAACTACTTCTAACTTTTCGTAAGCATCTCTATAATTAGTAACATTTTCTCTACTCGTTATATTAAAGCCTTCTTCCCTACCAATAAGATATTGTGCGGGGTTAATTTTGTCTTCGTCTGTTTCTACAGGAGATGTTCTCCCTATAAATCGGTCATACCATGCCATGTTTTTCTCTTCGTCTCTCTACCCAACGCTCTTGCTTCTGGGCTGTAAATAATTTGGGTCTTTTGCCATAAATGGAGTGTAATCGTAAATGATGTTCGTGACAAAGAGTGACAGCTTCTTCGTATAGTTCTCGTAAATGCTCCTCGATAAAAGTATCTCTTACCTCCATAATCTCTTCGGCGGTGCGGATATTAAGGTTATTACCTCTTAGCCACTTATCTAACAGTTCCGTCAATCCGTAGAAGTGATGGAAGTCGAGATTTTCTTTACTTCCGCAAATCCGACATTCCGTTCCCTTATCGTACTTTGACTTTGCTCTGTCTCTAACGTATTTGACTAGGTCTCGCTTTAAATCCATTAATTTTTCTCTTACTTTGTATTATACTAAATTACCACGCTAATGTCAAGAATAATTTTTTCGTTGGTCTGCTGATTAAAAAGTGGTCGAAGATGTCTCAAAAGTATAAAGCGCATATCTAAGAGCATCTGCCATATGTGAGTACGTGTTATGTTTTGGCTTTTCTTTCATCAAGTTTGGATTTGGATCCCATTGATATTGGTCTAAACATTCCAACACGTGCCTGCATCTTTGATCTACAATTAAATTATCATTATCTATAAGACTAGCAACCTCTCCAATACCGTCTAAAACAGATTTTTTTGCATTTATAGTAGTAACATCATAATTTTGTGCAAAGTCAAATCTTGTTTGTTGTGCAGCAGAATCAATATATATCCAGTCTACATCATATTTCTCTTGTAATGCCCTAATTTGTATGGCATGTTGTTCAGTAGTTCTTTCAGCGTCAAGATACTCAGCTAATACATAGAATTTTTCCAAGTCCCAATCATATGCTACTACGCATAAGGCTGTCGGGTCTTTGTAACCCACATCAAGACCTGCAATTACATCCATTTTTG